CAAGCTGTTAATGTAAAAGACATTCCAAAAATAATAAACAGAGTTGAAACAATGGCTATGAGGGATATAGCTAAAATATTTGATTCTGACAGTAGCATATCTCCTATTTTAATATCTCCAAGGCGGTGGTATAGAGAAGGTTTAAATAATGCTATAAGTTATACTGCTGAGTTTGCCCCTGATGTTTATAATAAAGAATCATATTTCATTACGACATTGGGAATATTAAGCAATGGTCAACCAGTAGATACAAACTATAACCAATCTGTTGATGTTTATATGAACACAGATGAAAACCAAATACCATTTATAGAGTTTACCAGCGATAAGGGTAAATCTTTTCAGGCATTTGGTGGCTTATCAGAAACTGGTAAACCATATGGTGGGGTTAGGGCTCAAACCGTTTCCGAGCATGGAATAAAACTACAAAAAATAATTAATGAATATGGAATAGAAAACATTGACAAATTTTTATTAGGCACATTTAAAGCAAAAGATTTGAAATCTAAATATGGAGCAATGAATTATTTAACTACAAATGCAGAGCTAAATAGCGATGTTTATGGATCAATGATTTTTGGTAATAAAATTGGATCGTATATAGTTAATATGCACGGTATCCATGAGAATGCAGTCCTAGATAGCTGGATGTTTAGAACTTTAGCAAGATACACAGGTCTTGGTAAGGACTCTAAATCTACACCACCAAAAAACGCAATTATTGCAATGAATAAGGCTTTATCTAATGTTGCTAATAGGTGGACAAAGATTACAGGTATACCATGGGGCGTTGATCAAGTTCAGGCAGTACTTTGGTATAATGAAAAAGATCAGTATATTCAATCAGGGGTAAGACCTCAAGAAGGAACAAGTTATGAAGAAATCGCAAAAACAACAGCAAGAACCGTTAGCACATCCGAAGGTACAAAAGTCGGTACTAAAGATGGTGTCCAAAGATCAGATGACACCCGAAAACCAGCAACTGGTCGAAGGTCTGATGTTCAGAGAGACAGTAGCCGAAGAGGTGTTACAAGACAATCCGAAAGCGAATCGTACAGAAGTCTTGGAGATGCTAGAAGATTTCGGAGTCTAACGACCTCTCAAGCCCCTGATTTCCTCAGGGCAATAAATCAGTCAAAAGAACAATCTAAATATGGATCATCTGTATTTGTCTACACGCTAGACGAATATAAAAATATGAAACTCTATATGACCGACAACGGTAGTATGGGGTTTGGCATTAAGCCTGATGGTGACATAGTTAGTGCGTTTCATAATAAATCTATAGACAGCAATCCTTTTGCTCTTCAAGCATTAATACCGCTTGCTATATCAAAAGGTGGAATAAAATTAGATGCCTTTGATACGGTGTTGCCAAAAGCATATGCTAAATTTGGATTTGTCGAGATAGATAGAGAAAATTGGAGCGACACTTATGCTCCAACCGACTGGGATAAAAAGACATATAAAAACTTTAATAAGGGCGAACCTGACATTGTTTATATGAAATTAGAGAACGCCCCCGAAGGGTTCAGCTTAGGAAGAACCCAAGAAAAAGAATACGCAAAAGCCTTTAATAAAAAGGTAACTCGAAGAGAGGCAAAGAATGCTCGTCGAGATTCTCGCCAGTATAAACCAAAACAAAATCGAGATTATTTTAGAACACTCTCATCTCAGCTTAATCGCATTGACCCAAAGATAACTGAAAAGCTCAGACGTTTTCAAAAGCGTCACCATGATCTATTACAGAGCTATCTTGTATCCACCGCCCCATTTGCTAAGACATTAAAGAAGATGAAAAAAAGAGCTAGAACCCGTAAGTCTAAGGCTGAATGGGTTGCTCTTAAACTAGCTTTATATAATGGAGATACGGCAACAGTTGAATCAATATTAAAAACAAAAAGGCGGATAAAGCAGTATCAAGTTTGGCAACAGGCACACGCAAATTTACATGAGCAGGCGATGGCTGTGGGGGTTGATATGGGACATATTGAAAACCACTTCCCAAGGGAGGTAACCGATTATAACGCATTCTTTAAATACGTTAGCGGAATAACAGCCTCAGCTAAAAGAAGTAAACTTCAAGAGGCTATTCAGGATGCTCAGGATAAGAAGGGTAGAGCCCTTACTGACGATGAGAAGGTTTCTATTGCAAACCTTCTAATGAGGCAAGAAAAAGGATTGTTGACTAACAATACAGACTTTACAAAAAATAGAAAAATAGATCAGCTTACTGTAGACCAATTAAGATTTTACGACGAACCCCATAACAGTCTAGCAAGATACGCCAATGGAATGACGAGAATGATCTCAAACGCACAGTTTCTAGGTGGTCGTCCAAACAGATATAGTATAAGAAGACTTCCAAAGACATCTAGGATTAAGGGAGTTGGAATCTTTGATCATAAGATTAGACAGTTTATATTAAATGAACAGAACACACTATTAGTTTTTCGCAACAGAAATAGCCCAGCCGTTAGTAGGGCAATGGAAGAGCTCAGGAAAGATGAACAGGCTAGAACTGGGTTGCCATATGTAGGGCTAGAAGATCAGGTTGGTTCAATGATATTAGACCTACAGGCTGAGTTTCAGTTAAGCAACGATCAGGCTGAGAGAGTCCGTCAACTGTTTACTGACTATTTTAGGCAGGACAGTATGAATCCGTTTTGGGCTAGTATGCGAAATGTTGGATATATAACAACTATGGGTAGTGTCTTTAGTGCTGTCACACAGCTAGGTGATCTTGGGGTAGCAATCTACAGATCAGGGAAGGGAAAGACATTAGGCTTACTTAGACCAGCTACCTATACACGAGTTATTAGTGAAATGTTTAAAAGTATAGTCCGTTTAAACAAGTATAAGTTGAAAGACCTAGGGGTAGATAATAAAATCTTACACGAATTAAGTGACGACCAAACTCCTTTACAAAGAGCAATGTCATGGATATTTACTTTGTCCCTTTTGAAAAAAATGGATCAAGTGGGTAAAGAAACCTATGTTAATACTGTGATGAAAAAATATACAAAAGGTGCAAAGCAAATACTTCGTGGGCGTAATAATAGATTGACACGAGACTTAAACAGAAGAATTAAAAGAAAGTTTAACGCAACCGAATCTGCCCAATTAATGCAAGACCTTGCGTCAGGTAAGAAAACTGAGCTATCTCTCTTACTTGCTTATAGTGAGCTGTTGGACGTTCAGCCTGTGGCACAGAGTGAAGTGCCTGTGGGATATTTAAGACATCCAAATGGTAGATTGTTTTATATGCTTAAAACATTTATGCTAAAACGTATGGATGTGTTTGTGAATGAAACTAATATGTTAAAGAAAGAAGGCAAACACGCCTCCGCTATAATGAACATGGTTATGTTAGGAACTGTCCTTGCTATGGCTGAGGCTGGTGCAGACACAATTAAAGATTGGATGGCTGGTAGAAAAACTCCATTACCTGAGCTTGTATGGTCTAATCTATTGAAACTGGCTGGATTATCTAGATACCATTATTATAACTTTATTAATAGTAAGCCATCTCAGGCAATTTTAAAAATGCTAGTTCCGCCATATGACTATATAGACGACCCAATAACAGACCTAAAATATTTACACGGGAAATTAGATAAATACAAGAACACACGAGAACCAGCAAAATATGCATGGAGAGATTTTCAGAAACGTGGGGCAAGATGGATACGACATATTCCTTTATTTGGTAAACATATGTACTGGATGGAGAAAGATAGTGAGTGGTCAAAGATAATTGATAAAAATGCTCCCTTCATGTCAACTGGGTACGGAAAGCGGACAATGAAAGAACGTCAAAAGAAAGAACGGAATAAATAGTTTAAACATATGAAAATTAAGAGATTTACAACATAATGGCAGGTTTAACTAGCAAAACTCCAGCTCTAACCTATAAGGATTTACTCACTGTTCACACTGAATCGAGTACAAATGAGGGGTTAGAATCATCTTTAAAACCTATTGAAGATGGTGAGGGAGTACAGAGTGCATTAGAAATTTCCACGACAGATGTTAATGTCGATGGGCATAATGGTACAAACGGTTTGAAGTTAAATGGAACAATGGTCACAGCTAGTGCTGGTGACATAAATAATTTAACAGGCAGATCATTTGGAGATAGCACAGCTATAGTGACGATTGATGCATCTCAAAGCCTAAATAATAAAACAATAGATGGGGGAACTTTTTCATAAAGGTTAAAATATGGCATCAAACACCTTAAAAATTAAACGATCAACTACTTGGAATAGCAGTACAGACCCTTCGTCCCTAGCGTATGGAGAAGTAGCTTGGTCAAATCACAGTAAAAAATTATTCGTCGGTAGACAGACCGACAGCAATGGAACTACAGCTCCATTTCACTTATCAACATTAAATGACGTTATCGCAGGTGATGGTATCACAGCCAGTCTTTCGGTTGGTGACGCTGATAACAGAACTACTATAGCAATTGCATCATCTACAGCAGGGGACGGCTTAGGACACTCTAGTGGTGTATTAAGCGTAAACGTAGACGACAGCTCAATAGAAACTAATAGTGACGCATTAAGAGTAAAGGCTAGTGGTGTTACTAACGCTATGTTAGCAGGTAGTATTGCTAATGCAAAAATTACTAACTCAAAAATAGTTGTCACAGATGGCTCTAATGCTAGTGACATTGATTTAGGTGCTACACTTACGTTTGCTGGAGTGAGTAATGAAACTGACGTATCACAATCTAGTGGTACTGTGTCAGTGGGAATTGTATCTAATCCAACACTAACAGGAAATGTAACGGTAACTGGAAACTTGACTGTCTCAGGTAGCACAACAACTGTAAACTCAACTACAGTCACTATTGACGACCCTATTTTTACTTTAGGTGGCGATACAGCACCAACTAGTGATGATAATAAAGACAGGGGAATTGAATATAGGTGGTATAGTGGTTCAGCTAAGATGGGATTTTTTGGTATGGATGATACTGATAGCACATTCAGGTTTATTCCTGACTCAAGTGTTTCTAATGAGCAATACAGTGGTTCAGTAGGTAACGCAGAATTTGCATCAATTAAAGCGACAGCAATTACAGACGCTACAATTGAATGTGGCACATTTTAGGAGGTTGTTTAAACAATGGCAAGTAATACACTTCAACTAAAAAGAAGTAGTGACGCTGGAGATACACCTCCTGTAGGTGGAGGAACTACATTGGTTGCTGGAGAAATAGCGATCAATACAAATGACAAGAAATTATTTTTTAAAGACTCTAGTGGAAATCTCAAATATTTCGTGGAGTCAGGAGAAGCTCAGACAACAGCTAATGCAGAGGCGGTTGCTATGAGCGTGGCACTTGGTTGAGGTAGGGGATGGCAAATACTTTTAGACTTAAATCCAAAGCAAATGTAACTAATAATGCTATAAGTCACGCTGACGCTAAAATTTATACAGCAGGTGGAAGTGTGGTTTCTACTGTAGTATTGGGTATTTCTCTAT